CTTTCAGGCCTAAAGCAAGGCGTGGAGGACGTTGACTCCACGTTCGATCCCATGGCGAAAGCTATCGCGCGCCAAGTCCCGCTTCTCGATACCCTGAGCAACAAGCTTGGCATGGCGACCACCGACCAGGCTGCCGACATGCACGCTCAAGATCGCGCCGTTTTCAATGCCACGCTGGGAGACAATACGGCTGCCAGTATTGGCCGCATCGGCGGTAACATCGGTGGCGCGGCTCCGCTGGTCATGGGCGGCAACATGCTCGCTGGTCGCGTTGCAGCTGCGCTTCCCGAGGCCGCTGCGCCTATAACCACATTTCTTGCTGGCAATGGCGGCGGCAATCTCCTGACCAAGGGCGCTTCTGTGGCTGCTCACGGCGCACTTGAAGGCGGCATGGGGGCAGCGACCGTATCTGGCGGGAACGACGCTCCGCTGACACAGCAGATCGAACAGGGCATGGCGGGAGGCGCTATCCTTGGCCCCGCTGGCAAGCTTGTAGCCGCTGGCGGCGGCGCGCTCGCCAATGCCGTTGCACCCAAGGTAAACCCCATCGTGGCGCAACTTGCTCAAAAGGCTGTTGACGCAGGGATCGACCTTCGCGGTAGCCAGATCAGCGCGAGCCCGTTCGTCAAGACTGTCGATAGCGTTCTCGCCCGTGTGCCGGGTTCTGGCATCGCCGCCGATAATGCGACCCAGCGCGAGCAGTTCACGCGCGCTGTTGGCCGCACGTTCGGAGCGGATGCAACGTCGCTAACCCCGGACGTCATGAGTGCCGCCAAGCAAAATATTAGCAAGGTCTATAAGGATGTTGCAGCGCGTACCAATGTTCAGGCCGGACCCGAATTGACGGATGCTCTTGATCAGATCCATGCAGACGCGCAAGGAGTGCTGGACACCAACAAGGTTCCGGCCCTTGAGAAGCTGATCCAGAACATCAAGGGTAAGATCGGCCCGGATGGAACCATGCCGGGCGAGACGTTCCAGGCACTCACCAACAAGGGGTCGATGCTCGATCGTGCGACCCAGGACAGCTATTCTCCTTACGCCAACATCGCCAAGGAGATTAAGGCGCACTTGAATGATGCGCTGGAATCCTCTGCTACACCAGAGGATGCAGCCGCACTCTCCAAGGCCGATTGGCAATGGAAGAACATGCGCACGGTCGAGAAGCTGATCGCTAATTCGCCCGACAACCAGATTGATCCGGCGCGCCTCAATGCTCCTGTGTCGAACAGCTTCAAGAACCGCGCCTATACTGGTGCCGGCGATTTGGGCGACCTCGCTGATATTGGACAGCGTTTCCTCAAAGATCAGGGTTCGTCAAACACCGCAGAGCGCGGCGCCGTCATGAACGCCCTGTTGAAGCACGGCGCAGGTCTCGCTGGTGGGGCAAGTTCTCTACTTGGTTACCACGCAGGCCTTGATCCGCTCTATGCAGCTGGAGCTGGCGCGTTGGCTGCCGGTGGCACTTCTCTGGTTTCGCGTGGAGTCGGTAAGGCGCTCAGCAGCGACCTATACCGCAATCAGCTAATCAAGGCGGCGCTCAATACTGACAAAACGGGTGGGGTCATCGCCCCGTGGCTGGCGCAGAACTTCGTGCCACTTACCGTCGCCGGGACCAACCGGCTTATCAGCAACACCACGCCTCCGGGACGCTAAGCCCCCCAGGAACCCCTTACCGAAGTTGACCCCAAAGAACAGGATCAGCCCGACCTCCAGCCGGTTCAAATCCTGAACACCCAGCCGATACCGGCAAATAGTAGATAGACAGCGCCGCCGACGATCAGCCCTAGCGGGGCGCGTTCGGTCTGAAACCCGCCGTCGAACGACACATAGAGGAAGACCAGCACCGCGAGGAATATTCCTAGGCGGTGAACGAAGCCCAGCGGGCCAAATGAGTGCCGTTCCACGCGGCGCTTATACTCTCATTTGCGCGCCCGCGAAATCGAAATCGACAACAAAAAGGAACGCCGGATGGCCGTACCTGTCCTTAATGGGAAAACCCAATTTCTTGATGCTGCCGGCGTGTCTCTGGCGCTCGGCACCGTCTCGCTTTACGTCCCCGGCACGACCACGCCCAAGCAGACGTGGCAGGATCAGGGCAAGACGATCCTGAACACCACGCCCACGATCAACCTGGATGCTGGCGGCTACGCCATGATCTACGGCGCGGGAGCTTACCGTCAGGTCGTCAAGGACGCGATGGGCACCACGATCTGGGATCAGGTTGCTTGGGCGAACGACGCGGAAGGCGACCTAGCCGATGCCTCGGGCTCGTCTTTGGTAGGCTATCAGGCCCACGGCACGACGGTTGCCACGCAGACCGTACAAGACAGGCTTCGTCGCACCGTCGAACTGGACGATTATTTCGTGACAGGAGACAGCGATTACAGCGCTGCCATGTCTCGCGCGATTGCCGAGATCAACACCGGCACGATCGGCAAGCTCGTCCTTCCCGCCAAGGCTTACACCATCGCCTCGGGCTCTATCGGCGGAACCTACACGATCACCCGCAATGGCGTGGAGATCGACGCGCGCGGGGCGACAGTCACGATCAGTGGCAGCACGCTCGTTACCTCGCTGTTTACCTTCCTCAACTGCTCCGGTCGCATCCGGGGCGGTACATGGATCGGCAATGCGTCGGGCACCGGCTACACCAACGGCTCGGCGGTGCAGTTCCTTCTAACCAGCGCGGCGACCGCTGGTATTTCCATTATCGAAGTGACGGGCGCGACGTTCCAGAACTTTAAGTCGCCCTATTGGGTATACGTCTATAATTCGTGCCCCGCCGCAAACAACTACGCCATTAAAACGATCCGGATTACCGACAATAGCTTTGTATCCGTGTCGGGCAACCAGATAGACGTTTCCAACCTGGGCCAGCGTACGTCGTTCATCTGCATCGAAAGCACGGCTTCCGTCTCCGATGGTGCGGGCGGATGCTATGACGTGAAGGTCACCGGCAACAGCGGTGACGGCTCCTATGTCCGCTCAGGCGTGTTCCTGTCCGGCAAAGTCATTCGCGCGCGTGTTCTCGACAACGATTTCGTGAACTGCGGCCAAAGTGGTGCGAACGACAATTGCGGTGCCTATGCCTTCGCGGCCTACGACAGCGCGCAGCTCGGAATGGCAAACGTTGAGTTTATTGCCAACAGCGTTAACAACGTCCGCTCGGTCGGGATCTACACAGCGGGCCATATTCCTGGTCTGCGGATCAAAGATTTCAACTGCTACACCCAGACAGACACGGTTGATGCCTCACTCCCCAAGGGCGCTGTCTGTTTGAACGGCCCTACCGACTTCATTGTCGAGGGTGTGGATTGCAAGGACATTGCCTCAGACGGCGTATTCTTTACCCCCGATACGGCGATCGTGCGCGGCGTTATCCGGAATGTGTCCGGGGTGAACTGCAAGAATGTGGTCAATCTCGTTTCCAACTTCGCCGACACGGACGGGCTTGAAGTTTATGGGATCACTGGACACGAGTTCACCGCAAACGGCATCGCCATCAACCTGGTGGATGGGGCGTGGACCGCGAAAAACTGGCACATAAGCGACTTCGATCTAAGCAGCACGGTCACCGGATCGATCGGTGTTCGCCTATTCTCTGGCGGAGCTGGTAAGTTCTTCAACATCACCATCGGGGGAGCGTCGCGCGTAAAGGCTGAAACCTACGGCGTCGATGTGAACAGCATGGGGTCAAGTACGTCCGGCGTAATGCGCATCTCTGGAATTTCGTTTGACGGCCCATTCTCGGGCGCTGGACTGCGTGCGAATAGCGCCGTTGGTGTGGATATAGACGACCTGTCGTTCGCGAACCAGGACACCACCGGCTATTGCTTCAGGGTTTCGGGCACGCAGGGATCGCTGGGAGCGTCTATCCGCTACAACGGCGTCTCGGCCGGCTACGTGTTTGCGATCTCCGGAGTGGACTTTGGCAACAACGCGCCGACTTGGACGGCTGTAGCCGGTGCGAAGGTTTGGAAGCTCCAGCCTGGAGCGCTGGATTATGCCTTTTGGGTTAATACCGATGGCGGTACGACGTGGAAGCGTGGAGGCCAGATAGAGGCTTAATTGCGCCCCATTACCCGTCCGCTAAGCAGCCCGGCCATGAACGCGAAAGCCACCGTTACAATCCACGCGACGACCTGAGATGTAGTCATAACTTCAAGCGTACATAGTCACTAGCCGATAGGCAATAACGCAAAGCAAAATTACAGCCAAAGCGGCGACAATCCTGAAGACAATGGCGTTGGCCCGATCAACGTATTCCTGGCTGCTCATAGCCCCTCCTGCGATGTGAGGCGTGTGTATGCCATGCCCTATAAATATTCAACGCCGCCCACAAAAATCACAAAGGACTAGCTGATGCGCCTTGGTCTTGGCCTTGGGTTACTCTCCAGCACGTCGCTTAGCAGCGGGGGTGGTACGCCTGCGGTCTATACGCAGCCCTATAACTACCAGATGGTTGCTATGGGCGACAGCCGTACTGCCCAAGGCGCCAATATCACCGGCACCTATGGGGTTAGCGGGGGTCTGCAATATGTGGCTGGGCAAGGGCCTGATTCCGCGATCGGCATGTACTCCGGGCACCAGCTTCGCCAGCTTGCCGCTTATGTCAACGCAGGCGGCCCGGGCCAGACAGTGGAGGGTATCCTTGCCTATCCGCGCACCGGAACAAACACGGTGGATCTGGCCCAGATCGCCGCGCTGGATATAGGGTGCGTGGTTTTCTACATGGGCACCAATTCCATGCAGAACACGCCGCTGGCGACCAGCATGCAGGTCACACCCACGCTCGGCACCGCCCCCACGGCGATCCTTAATGCCATTGCCGCGTTGACGAACCCTGCGGTAAACTGGGTGTCTGCTAACGGTGCTTATAATGCCCCTCTGCCCTTGGCAGGCGGCAAGCCCAAGAACGTCATAATCATCAACGAGACGCCTCGCGGTGTCGCGGCGGATGGCACCAACAACAGCACGCAGAGTTCTGCCACGTTCGCGCTTCCCAGCGCTGGCGGCGTGGGCGACGTGTTCGAAGCCTATGCGACCTGGCTGAAGAAGTTCGACTATGCCTCGGGAGACGCTCTGGCCAATCCGCGTGTAACGGTCATTGACACGTTCCACGATGCATCGATCCTGGACACGACCACACCGGGAGCGTCCGGCGCGGGCACTAGTTGGCTAAATCAGGCCGGCCTTTTCGGGGACGGACTTCATCCAAATCCGAATGGTGTTGACGCGATCGGCAAGGTTGCCGGTACTCGTCTCGCTGGTATCCTTACCAACTCCACACCCTTCATCGAATTGCCCACCTCGGCCACGGCCAGCGCCAATCTCATGCCTAACCCGCTTTTCGCGGCGGGAACAAGCGTCGTCAGCACGTTAGCCGGCGCGACACTGAGCAGTGCCCTGCTTCCCGGTGGAACCACCGCCATCATGGATGGAACCGGCACTGGCGGCACGGGCACCTATCACTTCTCCAACGCCGCTACAGCCTCCGGTACGGCTACCCTGACCACGACGGCGGGGACATTGTTCACCGCAACCGTCACGAATGGTTCTACCCTGTTCACAGTCACGGGCGCTCCTACGGGGTCGATCACGAACGGTGCGACGATTACCGGCGCGATCCTGCCTTCGGGGACGAGCATCGGCGTGAGCGGCTCGGGAACTGGCCTGAACATCAACGTCGCCGTTAATTCGATCAGCGGGACGCTCGGCAGCGAAATGGTGCTGACGGTGACAGGAACCTCTCCGGCGAGCGCTCCGACGATCTCGATCATTCAATCTGCCGGCTCGACCGCCCTTAATTCTATCGATCTTTCGACCGACTATATTCGCGGTTGCGCCAACATTAAATATACGGTGGGCGTCGCTGATAGCGTGGTTTCGGTCTATCCGCAGGTTTCCTACCGGGTCACCGATATTGCGCATTCCATGACCGCGCTCGGAGTTCAGACAGGTTCGGCCTTGGGGTACGGCAATAACGCCAATTATAAGGTTGACGTCAAGAATGCCTTCAAGGACTTGGGCGACGGTATCTACAAGCCCTACGTCACGCCGACGAGCAGCCTTACCGCGCAAGGGCTTTCCGCAGGCACGCACCCCACGACGCTGACAATGCGCGTGTCGGCGGTTCTATATGCCAGCAAGTCGCAGAATTTCGTCCTGTCCGTATCCCAGATGGGCGCGGTTAAGCTGGCGGCGGGGGCCTGATATGGGATCGCACCCTTGGACGACCATCATGCGGTGGTCGTTGATAATCCCGCTTGCCCTGGTGATCGCGGCGATTGCCCTGAGCATCGCGCTCCCATGAGTACCGGGCCTGATGGGTTCGACATCGCCGGGATAATCGGGGGTGTGGTGACATTCCTCGCCAGCATAGGCGGTGGGATCAAGTGGCTCTTTGGCAGAGCTGAGCGACGGGAAAAGGCGCTCGACGCCAAGGAGGCGGAATTGGTGGCAAAACTGGAACAGCGCGTTGCTGCTCTGGAAGAGGACAACCGGAAAATCTGGATGGCCTTGAGCTACGTGGTCCCGGCCCTCCATGCCCACGATCCGAAAAGCCCGGCCCTGAAAGCGGCTGCGCAAATCCTGGGCAATGCCTTCCCCGTGGACCTGAACACTCCCAAGGACATGACGGACACGCTCAGCAAGATTGGCTGAGCCTCAACCGCGTACAGTAGCTTTGCGTTCCATCGCTTAGGCGATTTCCCCGAAACAGCGACAGGAGGCCTTGTGGCCTTTTACTCCACCGACGAACGTCGGGCGGCGCTAGACGCGCTTGCCCGTCACAGCGGCAACAAGCAGCATGCCGCAAACGATCTGGGTTGGACCCGACCACGGGTGCAGCGCCTCCTCGCTGAGATTGAGAAAGAGGGAGAAGTCCCGAAAGTACCCGTCGCCGAACCACTTCCACCGGATGACATTTCGACGGAAGAAACCATCGAGCTGATGCGTAAGCGTTTCGCTATCCGCGCTGAGCATCACCGAGCCAAGAACTGGCGCGAGTTCCACGTCCCGACTGAAGGGCCTTATGCCCTTATGCTGTTCGGCGACCCGCACATCGATGACGACGGCTGCAATTGGGCTCTCCTAGAGGACCATTGCAAGCTGGCCCGCGAGACCAAGCATCTCTACGCAGTGTCGATCGGTGACGTGACGAACAACTGGGTCGGGCGGCTGGAGAAGCTGTACGGCAATCAGGAAACATCCGCGACCACGGCCCGCAAGCTGATTAAATGGCTCCTGACCGAGAGCGGCGTGCCTTGGTGGCTTTGGATTCACGGGAACCACGATGCCTGGAACCAAGGTATCCCAATTATCGAGGGCATGAACGCCCACAACGTGGTCATGGAGGATTGGCAGGCCAAGGTCGCGCTACGCAGCCCCAACGGTCATAATCTGCGCATATGGCTTGCTCATAACTTCCCCGGGACCAGCCAGTGGAACAAACTCCACGGCGCGCAGAAAGCCGCCCAGATGAAGGATTGGGCGCATCTCTATGTCGCCGGCCATCATCACAATTGGGCTCTCCATCAGGAAGAGCATGACCATCGCTCCTTCGTCTATTGGCTGGCCCGCGTCCGTGGGTACAAATTCATGGACCAGTACGCCGACCATCTCGGATTCGGTGAACAGGAATACGGCTCTTCGGTTATCGCCGTGGTCGATCCGTTCTCGGACAAGCTGAATGCGCTGACGTGTTTCGCTGATCCGCATGAGGGCGTGGACTTCCTGAAGTTCAAGCGGAGGAAGGCTGCCGCATGAAGCTAACCGAAGCCCTCTCGCTCGATCCCAGCTTCTATAGCCTGGGGGATCGTAAAGCCGTTGCCGTAGAACTGATCGTCCGCGAACTGGACGGGATCAAGGCCGGTGACGAGCATTACCCCAGCCGTTGGCTCCGGATCATAGACATCTGCCGGCAGGAAGCCGGGATCGCTCCCAACAGCATCATCAACGACTGATACCCTGCGGGGTATATCCCGCACTTATACCCTACAAGACATAAGGAAACCACCATGGCCTGGTTCATGGGCGCGTTGTCGTTTCTAAACGGCAGCAAGAGCCCTCCTGCGTCCGCGAAGGTTCCGGCCTTCAACCCGCGCTTCCCCACGCCCGTCGTCATGGCCGCACAGGATGCACAGACAAAGTGGAGAGTTCCTGTCTGTACGCAGCTTGCGCAGTGGGCGATTGAGAGCGGTTATGGCGCCCACAGCCCGGGAAATAATCCCTTCGGCATGAAGCCGCGCGCCGGGAAGTCCGATCCCTGTCAGATGCTCGCCACCACCGAATGGTCGAAGGCCAAGGGCTATTACAAGGTCGATCAGCCCTTCCGGGTGTTTCCGTCCATTGGCGCGGCTTTCGACGCCCATGCCCAGCTTATCGCCACTGCGCCGGTCTATTCCCAGGCCATGGCTGCATTGCCCGACGTCAACACCTTCATCGATCGCATGGCGGCGCACTACGCGACCGACCCCGCTTACGCCGGCAAGCTCAAGTCGATGATCGCGACCAACAACCTCTCTCAATACGATCAGGTGAACCCATGAAGCTCAATCCTTTCCCCTACATCGTCAGGTCGTTCGCCTTCATCAAAGCGCGCCTGTCCGAGCGAAGCACCTATTTCACCATCACGGGCGGCATGGTCCCGCTGGCCGTCCTTCCTGCGCCATGGTCCTACGTCGGGTTCGGCCTGACCGTGGCGATGGCGATGACGCCCCAGGCCCCTCACCATGAGGATCATTGCGATGAACCCGATCACAATTGCTGAAGAGGGTATTCAGGCGGTCGAGACGGGCGGGACATCGATCTACCTGAAGCTCGTATGGAAGTTCGCGCCGTACATCGTCATCGGAATCCTGTTCGCGGCCCTGATGATTACCCGCGCCACACTCCATGATGCCCGACAGGACGCTAAGGTCTTAGCCGCGCAGAGTGCGGAAGCGCTGGCCAAGGAACAAGCCAAGTGGGCCGCAGCCGGAAAGACCGCCGCCGAAACCTACGCAACCGCGCTGAGCAATCGCCAGCCGATCATTGTCCACGCAAGAGATGAGATAACCCATTATGCGCAAACTCCTGCTGGCGCTGCTGTGTGCGCCGCTCCTGGCATCGTGTCATCCACTGACCTGCTCGACCGTCAGCTTTGGCCTGCCCAGCCCGCCAAAAGCAGCAACTGAGGCCTGTCTACCGACTGCGCGCCATCGTCAGGTTGATGGATCTGCTACATCCGCAGATGACGAGCAGACCATCGTGGATGGGCGAAACGACCTAAAGGGCTGCGACGACAAGCGACAGTTACTTATCGATATCTGGCCTAGGGACACTCGAAAAACCACTGCCACTCCCGCTCCTCGCTAGCCATCAGGTGCGGCCAGCCCGGGCCACATTTATATACCATCCAACCGTTACAGCCTTCTGTGCGGCAGTGAGATCGGCGGTTCCATAGGCTGTAATCCCGGCCAACCTTCGCGATGAGTGCGGCAAGGTTGATGTCCCGATAGGTTCTGCAGGTCGAACACCAAGCGTACGCGGTATGGCCGTGGTCGATCATCTGACCAAGGGTTCTGCGCGTGCGGATGGACATGCACGCCGTAGAACATATTGGGAACGTGATTCGCTAGGGCTTTGGCCTAAATAGCGTGATGGGACCGCTCTCTAGAAGCTGCTCAGTCGTGATCGACGCAGTAACCTCAGTGCCGCGCGGGAAGCCAGAGACGCGAGCCTCCCGGTCGGATATGGTGCGGCGGGGCGCGTCGTAATCAGGGATACGGGATGGTTTCTTCATAGCCCAGATAGTCACCGAATGGCGGAGACAGTGCAACTGGCTCCGTGCGCAGCATGACTAGCGGGATAAGCTCCTGAAAACATGCATAGGTCTATCCTTCAGGCGGCGATGGTGCGGGGTTAGGCGGCAACGATCGGATAGTTGAACGGTGCGGCCTTGTGCGGCGTCTCCATCTTGTGTGGAGCGGTGAGCCAACCTTCGACGTACAGGCCATCCGGATACGGCTGCATTGGGTATTCCGGTGACACAATCGTCATCCGGATTTCCTCTGCCCCGCGCTCACGCATGAATTCAGCCATCTCCGCGAATGCCGCCCGGCACGCCTCATTCGTTTCCGCGAGGGGCCGGAAGGAATACATATCTGGATCGGCCAAAGGGCGATCTTCTATTTCGGTCTTCTCCATAAATCACCGCCCCTCCTCAGGCGCTATAAGATTGGAGCTAGTGAGCGCTCGGCTGCCGCGAGTTCTTTGTGAAACTGCTCGACAATCACTTGGTCGATGATGGTGTCAGGATATTCCCGAACGCCGTCCAAATCGCTGGCGATCTTGATTACGGAGCCGAGCGTCTTTTCGAGGGAGTAGTGAAAGCCGCAGCCTCTGTAAGGCTTGCTCCGCAGGGCGAATGTCCTCGCGGCCAGATCGGGCGTCCGCGCCATTACGCGACGCTGCCAATCTATATGCTTCTTCCGCCAATCAGACACGCTTGCCTCCGTAACCGATAACGTCTATCTATAAGCGGTAACGGTTACTGTCAATAGGCGATAACGGAAATATGCAGGGCTTGGCACAAAAAAAGATAACGGATAGTGCGCCTCGCATGGGGCGTCCTCCGATCGGCAAATTCACGGCTGTCAGGCTCCCGCCCGAGATGCTGGAGCGCATGGACGCTCTGGTCGGGCCGGGGAAACGGGCGCAGTTCATCCGCGAAGCCGTAGAGCGAGAGCTAGAGCGCCGCTCCAAGTCCTGACCCCTCCCGGGGCGGGTCATGCGGGCTGTTTTTGCGCCTGCCTTCGGCACCGCCGCTCGCGTGCTTCGCATGAAGCTGCTACGCATCTTCACCCTCCGGGCTTTGATCGGCTGGCGGGATCGCACCCCGCCGAACCGTTATGCAGCCAGCTTCTCACGAAGCGCGTAGCCCTCAAGCGGCCAGAGTTGCTTGATTGCATCCTCATATGCGAAGCGGCGCCCCTTCTCTTCATCGAAGTTGTCGGGGCTTGCGGCGCGCTCTTGCCGATAATGGTGAAGCCATTGCGCATGACGAGGATGCACAGCGTCAGCACCGACAGCGCGGGGTTGATAACCGCTTCATGCTCGGGAAGAGCTTCCGGCCTATCATGCAGAGCCGCGCTTGCAGTCGTGTAATATTCGGCCACGATTTTACCGTTCATGTCATTGAGCGACACGCGAGGCGCGGTTGCCTTGCTGGCGCTGTAGTCGTCGGTTGCCCTGAGGGTTTCGCTTTCCATTTTACATTCTCCTTCGTTGAATACGGTACGCAAACTACCCCGGATTGAAGCCCGTCAGGGGCGAGACGGAACGGCTCGACGCGAAGCGCGAAAGCCGGATCAGGTCCAAAACACAGTCCACACCATCGGGGGTTGGGGAACTGAGCGCGGTCATGCTGCGAGCACCGCGCGCAACGCCTCTTCCGTGCGGATTATCGCTCGGCCGATGGCTTCCGGGATTTGCGGGACGACGGCGTCGCCGAAGGCTTCGACGAGGAGACTTGCGGCAGAAGTCCCTTTCGGACCGCCGATTCCAATGCGCGTGCCAGCCACCCGGGCGGATAGCCCATCATCCAGCCGTAGGTGATAGGCAAGGTCATCGAGGGACCAGCCAGTCCGGCTTCGGTGAGCATCGCCGCGATCTGGCGCGCGTAGGCCCATTTGTCCGGCGCTCGATCGGTCATCGCCCCGTCCAGCACCGCGTCCATCGTCGGCGATTTCCGCTTGTCGTATGCCGGGGACCATGCATCCATCCGCTTGTCCCGCTTGGTCGGGGTCGGTAGCATCGCCTGCTGCAATTGATGGCGCACAGTCCCCATCCGGCCTTCGTCCCCGTGACCGCCCGCCTTCATGTCCGACGCTCGCGGCGTGCTGAGGATCTGGCGAAATGGATAGGTCGAGCCCGCACCGCCACCCGCCCCGTCTTTCATCCCATCCGAGGCCATCGGCGTCGGTAACTTGCTCAAGGTCGCATCCGATGAGCCAGGATCGTTTGCGCTCGTGGTTTGCGCCAAGGTCGCCAGCACTGACCACGAACGGCCAGCAGGTGTAGCCGATTGCCTCCAGCGCAGCGCTGACGGCGTCAGCGCCCCGAGTTCGGAGATTAGCGCTGTTCTCAAGAGCGAACCAACGAGGGCGGACTTCTCCGATGATGCGGACAGCTTCGAAGTAGAGGCCCGACCGCTCGCCTTCGACGCCGCGGCCTTTGGTGTTCGCGCTGCTGATATCTTGGCAGGGAGGGCTTCCGACGACGTATCGCGGGAGAAACCCGAGATCGTCGCGAAGTCGATCTGCCGTGAGAGTGCGGACATCGTCATACAGGATCACCCCCGGATTGTTTTCGGCATAGAGAGCCCGGCGCCAATCCTCGCGCTCGCAGGCTGCCACTGTGCGAAAGCCGGCGCGGTGCATCCCGAGGGACCAGCCGCCGGCCGCTGCGCTGAAAAGGTCGAGAACCTGCCGGCTCACCGAACGGCTCCCGCAATTCCAGGGACACCCTCGGGGTCATCCCCCGCAATCCACCCCCGATTTACCTTAGGCGTGTGGTAGGCGGCGGAACGACCGTGACGGGGTGTCAGGGGGTGGCAGGGGAGGGGTGTCATGCTGACGTGTCCTGATCGCGAAAGCTGATCCACAGGGTGCGATCTGGCGATTGGATCGAGCAGCTTTCCTGCTTCAGCCCCTCGATCAGCTTGAGCGCCAGCGCCTCGGCGTGTGCCCAGATAGGGGTTGGCTCGCTCGGGAAGCGCGGATAGTTGATTAGCCCGACGATTACGCCCACCGTCTCGCCCCCGGTATAGACGTATTTCGTCTCGGTGATGGTGACGCACAGGCCGACCTCATCGCAATATTCGCGACATATCTTCCATGCCTCCCAAGCGCTGCCGCCGACAAAGATGCTGACGGGATAGCTTGGTGCCTCGGCGCGGTGCGGGGTCACGCCGCTGCCCTCCGCATTAAAGCTTCGTGTGGATCTCCATCGCCGCAGTATCGCCGCGCCATATATTCGGCGTTCCAGCGTCCTTTGTGGATGCGCTCGGCGTATTCGTGCGGCACCCAATAGACGTATTGCCAGTTAGGCTCTTGGCCGGGGAAATATTGGTCGTGATTTCCTAAGCGCCCGCGATCAAGCCAGCCATCCGCTACAAGCTGGCTGCACAGGCGAGAGAGTCGGATCGACGCATTTCGGTCTGAGGCGGTGCGGCCTGGAAACGCCTTTTGAAACGCGTCAACGAAAGCTTCTCCGTCGTCATAGGTGATGGTCGTTTCGCATTGCCCCATCCACCGGCCACCATCGCATCGGGTCATCTGACCATAGAGATATTCGAATACGAACGCGCACTGGGCGGTTCGTCGCTTCATAGGCGCGTTGCTCATGCGACCACACCCCCGGTTTCCCCTACCGGAAGCCCCAAGAGGTGCGATGGGGTCATGCGGCGGCCTTGGCGATGGTGGCGCGGGCTGCATTGATACGCGCGCTCACGGCTTCCCATTCTGGATTCCCGCTGGCGTTACTCTCGGCGCGGTCAAGGATAGGCATTACCCCGCGCAGAGCGGCGACTAGAGCATCATGCGCCTCAAGCAGGCGTTGTACCTCGTCCGGCGTGGGAGCGACGGATTTCGGAAGCTCAAGCCAAAACTCGATGCTTTCGCGATCTTCCGGCGTGAAGGTGTCGGCGCTCATGCAGCACCTCGTGCTTTCGCGATGGCGGCACGGGCGCGGTCCATGATGGAGTCAACCATGTTCGGGTTGCCGCCGATGGCGACCTGAAACTGCGGGTTCTCGAACAGGTCGAGCATGCAGGAAAACAGGTCAGGAGCGGCGTCGATCAGGCTGGCGTTTGCGTCACGGCTTAGGCGATGTTCCAGATAAGCACAGAGCGGCTCGATCACCGATCGAATGGCGTTCGCACCTGCCCCATCCCCAAGATCGACCTCCAAGATGCCAGCCCGCGTATCCAGGAATTCGCGCACCCAAAGCGCCGGCGTATGCTGTTCGGTCATAGCAAGCCCTCCTCTGCCAGAGCTGCTTCGCTGGCCGCTATCGCCCGGTTTTCACGGATGTCAGCAATCCAACATTCGGCGATTGTCGCCAGCGCCTCGGCAAGTGAAACCGGTTCGCCAATCTCGCTCACATCAATGTCGTCGGGCTCCATGCGGCTCGCGCTGCGGATCGTACGTGCAATGAAGGGCTGCCAACGGTCGGCATCGTCGGCCTTGTGCAGCTCGAACCAGCCAAGGGTATAGGCCCCGTCGCCCTCGTCCTTGAACCGGAGCCCTAGCGCAGAGGCTAAGCCCGCGATCCGGGCGGCGTTATTCCCCTCAGTCATGTTGCGCCGGGTAGGCTGTCGGGTTGATAATCGCGTCTTCCAGATCGTCCGCCATCTGCGCGTTGTCGGCGCGGACGCTGGCAGCATATGCCCTGATCGCCGTGAGGGCGTGCGGATCGCCGCCGCTGTAATCCAGAACGATGTAGCGGGCCTCGGGCCGGCTCGGCTTTCCATCCTTGCGGGTGACGGTGAAGCGATCCTCGAAACCGCCTTGTGCGAAACGACTATCGGTCATTGCTTTTCCTCTCGACTTACCTTGCATCGAAATCGTCTATACGGTATATACCGTCTATACGTTATTGCAATAGGTATATACGAATTGGCTCAGGAAAATTTCGCCGCTACACCCGCGCCGATGGGCAGGAAGCCGCTAGGCGGAATCGGGGACAAGACGGTCATGGTGCCAATGCGCTGGCCCAAGTCGGTGCTGGACCGCATTGGAGCTTCGCTGGACGATGGCGAGGACCGCTCAGCCTTCATCCGAACCGCCGTCCAGAACGAGCTAGATCGGCGCTCAAAAGGTTAGCCATCGGCAGCGTAAGCGTTTGGGGTGTAAGGAGTGCGAAACAGGCGGTTAGCCACCGCAAGGCACTGAAATCCCTAGACTGTGGGACCTCCTTCGGGTGCGCCACCTTCATAAATTATGCCTGTATTCCCAATGCGTTATCGTTCGCGTTGGCTAACCTTTGTTGCAGGTTAGCCATCAGCATCTCCGCCGCGCTGTCCGAAAGTAGCTGCTGTTCGGCAGCCGCCGTGTACCGCGAAACCTCACTATCGGTGGTGTGTCCGGTCCAAGCTTTGATCTGCTGATTCGAGCAGCCAGCTTCCGCAAATCGACGTGACGCGGCCTTGCGGAGACCGTGCGCCGAACAATCCGGTAGGCCCGCTTCGTCACACCACTGGCGCATCTTGTTGCCGAAGCCCTTTCGGCTGAACGGCTTGCCATGCTCGCTCAACAGGAAAACCAGCCCGCCGCTTGGCGTGGCTAGGATCGACTCCGCCAGAGGAGCGAGCAGGGGCAGGGACACGGTTACGCCGGTCTTCTCCTGCGTGACGATCAGCCGTTTGCCGCGAATGTGTCCCGGCCCCATCAGGCGGGCATCGCCGCCGCGCTGGCCTGTCCACAGCATTAGATCGAGCGCCAGACGCGCCTTGCTGCCAATGGGGTGCCGCGCCTCATACAGCGCGATCTCCTCCTCGCTCCACGTATGGAAACCTTGGGTCTTAACCTTGAACGGCTTGGTATTGAGTACCGGGTTTATAGTCGCTTCGTTGTTGCTGACCGCAAATGCCATGAGCGCGCGGAGGCGCTTGCGAAGCATGTTCGCCGCCGTCCTATGTGGCAGCATCTCTGCGATCATGTCTGCGACGTGCCGGGTTTCCAGATCCTTCACCAGGCACTCGCCATACTTGGCGGCCCAGCGATCCAGAACGCCACGATAGACGACTTGCGTTCGGTCGCCGGTGTCCAGGAACTCAGGGGAGCGATAGTAGCGGACAAGCAGGGCGTTGAAGGTGCCCCGCCCGTGGCGTTCCTCGCCAACGACCAGGACAGGCGCGGAGATGCCGCTCTTGCAGGCTTCATACTCCTGCCGAAACCCCTCTGTCCCGGGGCGGGATTTGAAGGTGTACGGAGCAAAGCCTTTGCGACGGAAGCGGTAGCGCGGTTTCCCGTGGCGGTCCTTGTACTCGCTGACCCAATCGGGAAGCCACCGCTTCATTTTCTCATCTTCCTGTCGAAGCTGTTCTCGTTCGTCGCCTCTACGGACGAGGTGCCGGCAAAGATGATCATTTCGCCGTTTGGCGCAATCGTGATTTTTACAGCGTCGCAGCCAGCCTTGCGCGCCCCGCGAATGGCGCGGGTCACGTCTATCTCTTTGAAGGCTGCGCGTGCGGACATCGCCCTACGCCTGACCGAAACCCGTAGGGCGGAGACGCGAAGCAGGCTCCGTGCGCAAGCATGAGGGCAGGTTGCCCGCGAAGCGGGTCGTCCGAACGCAGTCCATCTACGCCTTCTCCCCCAGTACGTTGCGGGCTTGGGGTGCAGCTGGAAGCGATTGCCAATGGGTTAAATAGATTAAGTGGACGTCGGGATCGGAGGCGTCCACGAAACCCCCTTTGTCGTCGTCCCACACAGCAACTGGAGCATGGATGCGCCCCTTTGGATCGCCCCAATCTCGGCCGAGCGCTTGAAATTCAGTCCCATCCTTCGGCGCTGTCTCGATCGGCTGCCACTCTTGCGCGCTTTCCAGCTCGGAGATGCGCGAGAGGAGGTGCGGGAGGGCGTTGACGGCGGCGACGATCAGGGTCGCGTTTTGGGCGGCCTTTCCGTCGCTCGTCATGAAGCAGACGCGCGTGTCGATCTTCGCGCCCCAGACGATCACATTGTCGCTCGGGCCATCGCAAGTCCACGGCCCCGGCGTCGCCTCCGCCAGCAGCTTCTCCAGCCGCCCTAGGTCTAGGGTATCAGGCATTACCCCCTCCATTGGATGCTGGAGATTGGCTTCCAACAGCCTTCGGATCGTCGAAGCTGACCGGCACCCCGTTGACCTTGCGGACGTTGATCGGGTGCAATTCGTCATCTTCCAGCGTCTTGCTGGCGATGAAATCCGGGAACGACGCACTCCAACCCGTCATGGTGACGGTGACGCCACGATTGCCGCAGGTGGCGATGTAGAGCCTGTCGCCCGGCTTAAGGATCGCCTTCGCGCGGCGGACAGCCCGTTTGTTGCGGGATACTTCATGAGGCCATAGTGCGCGTGCCATATCTATACCCCCTTCGCAGGGGTAGCGGAGAGGGCTTGGGCGGCGCGGTGGAAATATTCAGCGCATGTCGTAATGGTCACATGGCCGGTTTCGGCTTTAACGACGCCTTCGGTGCTGATCAGGGCAAACGGCTCCAACGCCTCACGCAAAGCCCCTATATCGGTTGAAGCTGGGGAGAGGGCTGCTCGCATGTAGTCGGCCAGTTCCTCACGCGTGATCAGCGCCATTTCCGGATATTCCTCCGGCGACGTGCGATCGTCCTTCTCGACCAGATCCTGCCAAGCCTCGTCGTCGGTCAGCCCATCTACGGTATCGCGCTCGATGGTGGTGGACGTGCGGGCGAACGACAGCAAATGGTCCGTGGCAACGCGGTGCGTCGTGTCCGAATAGTTCGGCCCGATCAGATCGCGCAGCATTTCGGTGGCCCGCTTTTCTGCCGCCTCCCTCTCCTCCTGTATCCCAAGGTCGCGGGTGTCAGATACAGGATTGGGAAGGGCGGCGGTAGCGAGCCCAAGAGCAATTTCCCGCTGTGTCTCTAGGTCGATGGGCTGATCGACATAGCCATATGCGCCGCAATGATCCGGGTTCTCATCGAAGAGATATTTCAGCAGCTTCCGGCCGCGCAGATCGGCTAGGATCGCATCAGCAGCGTCTCTGTCCACGCGAGTAGAGCGAATCTCGGCTTCGAAGCGGGCGAAGGCTTGGACGACAGGACTATGGTCGATCTTGCCGTCGAGGGCCTTTTGCTCAGCCTCGCGCGAGATAAGAATGCCTGAAGCATATTCCCGCGCCCGCTGGCTCACTTCTAATTGTTCAGTTGGCATTGCCCCCGTCATTTCTCAGTCTCCAAAAGAGCGGTGCGGATTTGCTGGCCGAGGGGGGTGAGGCGGCAAACAATGCCTTGGGCGCCCGGTGCGGGGCTCCAATGCACAAGCCCGGCCTCCTTCAGCTGAATCTCCTCAGACGCCGACAGGCCAGTGCGAAACAGGCCTCCATAAATCAGACCGGGATCGCCAAGCCGGACAATCGCCCTCTTCTGCGCATCCGTGAGCCCATCCAGGATAGAGGTAAGGGTTGGGGCATCCGCCTGACGGCGGACCGCTATGTTGTCGCCTTCGGCGATCGAGCCACCTGCGGTGTCTCGCCGCTTCGCGCTGCCAGCGCTTGCCGGGGTCATGCTGCAAACTCCTCTATTGCTTCGCGCAAATCGTCGTTCGAGACAGGAAGCCACCAGCGCCGAACGGCTGCGATCGCTAGCTCGTAAAAGGCCTCAAATTCGTCCTGGCCCATGTTCTCAAAGGCGATGCTGGACGGAACGAACACTTCTCGTTCGGCCTTCGGGTGAAGCTTCTTCCATTCGCCGTAGCCAAGGACTGCCTTGAGCCCGAGAAGCGCATCGTCTGTGCTAGTAAACTCTTCTCGATTGTCCGCCAGCAATCCCAACAGCGCGAACAGCTTTCGATGGTGAGCCGGATTGCGGGGACGTCGCCCGCGCAGATCGACGGTCTGACCAAGTTTCGTCTTAGCGTGGAACTCGCGCGCCGCCTGGCTCACTGGGATAAATCCCGCCGCCGTCTTGCGGAAATGATGGGGAGCGTTGTGATTAGCCATTTGCACGCTCCCGCATTTCCTGTTCAATCTGAGCGCGACGCGGCGATGCCTTGATGAACTCCCGGATCAGTTGCTCAACGTCACGGCCTTTCCAGAATGTTGGCTCTCCGACGATGTGCTGCCGGTTATGGCAGCCAAGCTGTCCGTCGATATTCGAGTGCGCGCCTCCGCAGAGCGGCACGGTGCGCCAATCATCCGGTTTCTGCGCAATGCCAGCGCCGCTTCCCATGCGAACGTGCGCGACCTCGATGTTCGTGGTCGATCCGCAGACGCAGCACGCAAAGCCCCTTATCCAGGAGCAATGCGCCTGAGACCGCCAGCGGCTGGCACGCCTTGCCGGTTTCGGGATGCGACGCGGGAGCATCAGAACGGCACGTCCGAATCCAGATCCGCGTCAAAGCCGGGGCCAGCCGGCGCGCCTGCACCATGGAAACCGCCGCCGTTGGCCGGCTCGTCGCGGTCCCCGCGATTGCGATCGGTACGGCCGCCAAGCTGAATAATCTCTCCGCCGTAGGGGCGGATTGCTATCTCGGTCGAATAGCGGTCCTGACCCTGCTGGTCTTGCCACTTGCGGGTTTCGAGCGAGCCCTCAACGTAGACCTCTGAGCCCTTGCGGAGGTAGCTTTCGCAGAAGTTGGCGGTGGCCTCATTCCACACCTTGACGGTGTGCCACTCGGTCTTTTCCTTCTTTTCTCCGGTGGTGCGGTCCTTCCACGCCTCGGACGTGGCAACGCGCAGTTCGCAGACCTTTCCGCCGTTCTGGAAAGAGCGGCTTTCGGGGTCGCGCCCCAGCTTGCCGATCAGTTGCACCTTGTTAAGCGATCCGGGCATTTCAGTTCCTTGATCCAAGGGTTTTCACGATGCTCTCGCGAGAGTCGTATGCGCGTTCGAAGTCGCGCCGCTCGCCATCGCCAAGCTCATCAATGATGGCGCTGTGGCTGTCTGCGTAGGAACTCAGGGCCATGGTGGTTTCGCACCGGTCCAAGCCCTTAAGCAGCATCTGGAATGAAGGATTGGCCTCCAGTTCCGCGCGGCGGTTTTCAATTTGCGCCTTGATCCCGATATTCTCGGGGCTGCCATCGCCGTTGATCCAGATGGGCAAATCGCGCTTCGCTTGGGTCAGCGCGTCCTTGTATTCGCGCTGGAGTGCATCAACGTCGCCTGTCGTCCGAAGCTTGGTCGAGAAGGCGCGCAGCGCTTCTTTAAGCTTTGCGGCGCTCGGATAAACGCCCTCCAGCTTAGCGCGAGGCAACGGCTCTTCGCCACCGGCCCGCATGTTGCTGGCCTCATGCCCGTCATCATCCTCACCGGCCACGCGCAGATTGAGGATTGAGATAACGCCATAGCGGCGCGCATAGCTGGTGCTGGAGCCAATGGCCTGCACAGCATTCTTGCTGCCAGAACTATCGTGCGGAAGGTCGAAATAGGTTTCCTCGCTATGCCCTCCCACGTGGGACATAACGGTGGTCACGCGGACCTTGCCGTCCTCCGCCATGCCGTTGCGGAATGCCAGGTCGAAACCCTCTTCCGTTAGGATCGGCATGACTGCCTCATGGATATCCTCGAACCGCGCGAACGGCGTTTCCTGGATGATCTTCTTGCTGTCCTGTCTGTCCCGGATTACAATGCGTCCGCGCTGATCGATCGCGGGAAGCCTGGGTGCCATGCGCACTTTGGCAGCCGTGAAAGCAGCCTTGGCCTCGCGTTCCAGCACGCGCTCTTGGAGAGCGAAAAGCCGCTCCATCTTGTCGATGTCCACGGACGGGTCGCGCACAGCCCGCTCAATGACGGACAGAATGCCAGCCGAATAATCCTGGACTTCGGCCACGGCAGTTTCAGCCGGTTTCGTCACGGCGTTCACTTGTTCTCAGCCTTTCCGCACAGGATATCCCCGATTACCTGTGCTGTAGGGGCCTGCCCGTAGTGGGCCGGGGCGCTAAAAGTTTGGGCGATCACAGCTTCGTTTCCTTGAAGCTCATGGTGTCGCTATCGCCAGTGAACTGCCACCAAGAAGCCTCAGCGAATTTGCCCGTTTGGACGGAAAGCTCGGGGTAGCCCTTCTCGGCCTGATTAAGCGCGAGCTTTTCCAATGAAATAGCGAGCCGCTTCCACATGCGAGCGACACGATCCGCAGCTTCGTCGCCGCGATATTCATACTTCCTGCTCATTTCCCTAACCCCAGATACAGCGCGATCAGGATGACCAGCGGAGCCCATGCGAGCGGTCCGCCGCCTACGATGGCGCTAAGGTTGACGGTGATCGGGAGGGGATGATCCCCCTTTGCGGGGTCAACCATTGACCTTATCCTTCACAGGCTTAAGCGTGGACGCATAAAGCTCCAAATCGAAGCCGCTGTTGAAGGGAAGTATTCCCTCCATTGCCTCAAAAGCCTGATCGCGAAGATCATGAATACCGTCGTCATCGAACTCTACGGTTGCGATGATTTTGAAATCAGCCGTGTAGCGGGCCATGACGAGCCTCCCTCTGAGCATTTATCCGAGCATCCCAGGCATCCCGTTCGACCAAGGTTGAGACCTGCATTTCCCGCAGATCATCAGCAGCCAATTCGAGAGCCAACAGGGCATCGATTACGGTGTCAGGAACAGAGCGACCCTGCTCCATGGTGAAGTCTAGGGCGGTCATGCCTGCTCTCCGCGAGCACGGGCGATTGCGTATTCGAACAGCTTATCGGCGTGGCAGATCGGATTGCGTGGGTCGTCCTGCCCGCAAATCTTGCAGCGCAGCGTGTGAAGCTCGCCGTTGCCGCACTTGATTTCGCGAGGACAATCAGGTTCCCCGGCGCCCCAATAGTGGTGCTTTGGCGCTCGATCGAATGCCTCGGGTGACATTGACACAGGTCCAGTGTCGCGAAGCATTTTCGCCAGACCGTGGAGATTGGCAAAACTAAGCCTCTCCCGCGCCGGTTTCGGAAGTGTCTTGTACCACTCTAAAATCGTATGCAGAGTTGGAGTTGTTGACTGCGCGCTCATGCCGCATTCCGATCAATGATCGCCATGCCATGCACCACATGCGGAATGGCTCGGGTAAAGGCCAATTCCTCAGCCTCTACTTGGCTATCCGGGATGAAGCTTTTCGTACCCACGTCGAGAGTGGACAGGACGCGAGCGAAATCCTCGATCTGCTCGGCAGATGCGTTCGGATAGCACTTGCGCGCTTCGGCTAAATAAGCCGCTCTATCAGCACCCTTGGCCCATGTACGGGAGGGGTAGCCGCGATCAATCTGTGAGGGGCCGCGCATTATGCCGACACCTTGAAGCGCTCAAGAAAGCGGCCCGTCGAAGTCCGCAGGGTGTTGAAGTGGTCTTTGCCGTTTTCGAACCAACGGACACGGTACAGCGAATGTCCGTCGAATTCACCAAGCAGCATCGCGTCCAGATTGTCCGAGCGACGCCTATGCGTGCGGGCAAATGTGATCGCCGCGCTACGGATCGAAGCGGCGGAGCCGGCGAGACCCGTAGGGGCTCGATCGTAAGACGAGAGCCGGGTCGGCGAAGCCGAAGCGCCAATACCTTGTGACATCGAAACCTCCCATGCACTTCAGATCAGTGCTGATGGGAGGGTGTCTATCGGATTATCCGATACCCGTCAATCGGTTTTTCAGATATTATTTTTCGTAGGGGCGGGTAGTCTCTAGTTCACGGGCGAGCGTCCACGCCGCTTGCGCGAGATTCGTGAACGGATGGTCTTTGCAGAAATTATCCATCCACGCGTTCATGCTGCTGACCTCGGCATTGACGGCGGGGCGCCGGTATTCGTTGTGGGCCGACATAAACCCCATTAGCCAAGCCTGTAGGCTGTTGCCCCGATATGGACTGCCTTGCCGTTCGTCGATCCATGCGCCGCAGGTGGTGCGGTTGGGGAAATTAAAGATAGGGATCATCCCATTTTGGGCAGGCGTAACCATCGCCAACAGGACAGCAGCAGCGATCAATCGACCATCCCGCCTTTCCACACCACGCGCCCGATGACGCGGTAGTGTCCCTCACCAAGAGGGAATTCCTTATGCTCTGGATTGGTGGACATAGGCACGAAGCGCGCCGGGTTCGCCTTGTAGCGCTTTACGGTCGTTTCATACTCGGCATTCTCGATCAGATAGACCTTGCCATCGTAGAGCTGGCGCTGAGCCGGATCGACCAGCACATATCCCCCGTCCTCGATCAGCATATCCATACTGTCGCCCTTCACCTCGATAGCAAAGGCATCCTTGCTACCGATGGCTGACGGTATCGACATCGTACCTATCGGCACGCCCACGGCCTCTCTCCAGGCCCCCGCGTTCGACAACCCAATAATGGGTACCGTCTTAATCGGTTCCGTGGCCCCCGCGACCAGCTTGAGGTGCGAGTAGATCCGCCGCGCTTCCTCAACGCGGACGTTGCGCTTGCCTTTGAGAAGTTCTGACAACGCAGACTGGCTCGGCAGGCCGACAGCCTTAGCCACTTCGGTCTGATTAGTGCCTTGCTCTTTGATGGCTCGGCGCACGGCTTCTGGATCGAAGGCAAATTCCATGTCCGATACATATCGGAATGGATGCCTCAATGCGTCTGGCAAATCCAGATAATTCATGGCTTGTGCATTATCGGAAAAACCGATAGAGTGCGCGATATGACCATAGTGCATGAGATTTTTGATGCTCTCGGTGGCGCTACGCGGATCGCGGAAGCCATCGGGGTTCCCATGAAAACGGTGCATTCGTGGAAGCTGCCGAGCGATAAGCGCCCGGCCAATATTCCGCCCTGGCGTAGGCCTGCAGTTCTGATGGCCGCACAGCGCGCCCGCAAAGAACTTTCGCCAGAAGCGCTAGCCTATCTTGCGTCCTCAGATCGCGCGCCACGGAGCGCGGCGTGATGTCATATTTCCTCGCCGGCCACGCGAACGTGCGGCGGTCGCTGCGGAAGGACGCGAATGTTCTGTCCGTGCTTGGCGCGAAACGCTTCAATAAGCGCTCTGCCCTCTTCAATATAAACCTCGAACACATGCATGGGCATGGCTGCTCGGCACTGTCCGTTACGTATAACGTAGACGAGCCCGCCACATTCCCTGAGTTCCGGTGCATCCATGACAAGGGCAGGATCACACTCCGCCGCACCAATACTATTACCCACGCTACACCCCATTCGACCCGGCCAAGCAAGCCGAACGATGGTTCATGTAGGACAAATCCACGCGACGCAACTGACCGAAAGTTCAGGTTGCTGGCGCTGCAACCGTTTACACCGGGGTTTTCTTTATCTCGGTTGAGGGAATTTAACGGTTGTGAACATCCGTTAACTGTTTCGCGCGGGATCGCCATCCCTGCGCGGGCTGGCGGGACTACCCCCACACTGGTCCCGCCAGCTTCCTTTTCGGGGGTGCTGTCATGACCGCTCACCAAGCCATTGTCGCTGCCGGTGGATACTTCGCCGGCTTCATCACCGTCCTTTTGTGGCTCCGCAGCAAGATCACCGAGAATCTTGTCGATCAAGCTCCCGATGAGAACGGGACCGCTGGAGCGGGTGGGGCGGACATCATCAATCATTCTGGGGAGGGCCAATAGATGCCGCATCGCAGCAATTCCGCGAACGAAACGTCTTTGGTTTCGCGCGATCGTGTAATCGAGACCATGGCGAAGATCATCCGCAAGGAAGTCTATGTTCGCCAATCGATCACGCTCGCTAAGCTGGCTGAGGATAGCGGCATAGAGAAGCGTGTCCTGGATAGCTGGCTGGCTGACAGCCCTGAGCAGCAACGCGAACCGAAGCTTTCTGCCGCGCTATCTGTGGCATGGGTCCTCGGGAAGCCCGCAGTGAACGCCGTTATGGCGATGATCGGATACGGCGCCGCGCAGCTCGGTGACTCTGAGGCCAGTGGTCCCGCTAAAGATGCTGTCGAAATGCTTGAGAACGTCACGCGGTTTGTCCGCTGCGCTTCCGATAACGTGATCGACCACACTGAAAAGCCAATCACCACCGAGGCGGCAGACAACGTGATTGCGCTTGCCCTCCCATACTCTAGCCGGAGGGCTTAGCCATGGTCCGGGGGGACGAAACCAGACAGCGCATTAGCTGGACACCGGAACTGATCGAAAAAGTCAGGATCGGCGCGGCTACGGGCATGACCGATCAGGCGCTAGGCAAGCTCTTGGGCATGTCGCGCAATTCCATCTGCGGTGCGCGCTTCCGCTTCGATATTCCGAGCCATCATGACCGCTTCGCTCCACGCGAGCTTCCCGATGGATTCCTGGAACTGTCTCCCACTATGACGGTGGTAGAGGCGGCAAAGCACTTCAAAGCTTCCAAGACATCGATCCGCAATTGGAACAAGGCCAACGGAATTACGCCCAAAGCGACGGTGCGCCCAGTGCGACCGAAGCGGGTTTCTACGCCGGTTGCGCCCAAGCCGCGCAAGAAGAAGCTGCCAGCCAAGCTGAGATTGGTAGGCGGTCAATCGCCGCGTCGAGACGATGGGATCGCTGCGTGTGCCCAGCTTTACCTTCAACGCTTCGGTCCGGTCATACGCGCCCGCACAGTCGATAGGCTGGCTGCCAACGATCAATGGATCGTCATGGGCCGGCGCGTCTCCGAACCCGAAATGCTCGCTATGGCTGAGCGGAAGGGTTTTGCAGCGTGATCGCCGCATCCGCCGTAAACTCCAACTGGTCGCTCCTTGAGCGCGTCATCACCTCGGAAATGTCCGATGGTGAATATCACGGCCCTGTGCCTCGTCACCTGTTGGTCGATCGCGATCCATGCCCGCGCTGTGGTGCCCGCAAGGATCTAGGCTGCGGCCACAACGCAACCTTCATCGGTGTGGAGATGCACCTGTGAGCCGCGCCAAGCCCAAGATCGAATATGCCCCATGGACGCCACGCGCTCGCGCACCTTGGGTGCAGCGGCTCGATGTGTGGTCGTGTCTCTGTGGCCATCGTCAAGAGGGCGACAAGTCCCCGTGCCAGATGTGCGGCGACCAGATGCAGCTCGTCCGCGCTGCGGGGACCGCCTCCTGATGGGCGCATACAACAAATTCCGAGCCCAGCCGCAGGAATGCGAAGCGGGGCACCTGCACGCTAGCAAAAGCGAGGCCCGCCGCTGTGCTGACCTGACTGCCCTGGAGGCTGTCGGACATATCACGCATCTTGAACAGCAGCCGGAATACCGGGTCGTCATCGATGGCAAGCTGGTGTGCCGGTATCTGGCCGACTTCCGCTACCGCATGGCCGATAGCGGGCTGCTTATCGTGGAGGACGTCAAGGGCGTCACCACGCCGGTATTCAATCTCAAGCGCAAGCTGGTCGAGGCGACCCATCCCGGCGTCGTTATTTCGATTTATCCGCCCAAGAAGCGGAAGGCGCGCAAAGCTAAGGCGAAAGCTGCGTGAGCATCCGTCTCATGACAGCGGCGTGGGCCGTCCATTTGCCAGACAGCGAGAAGCTTGTGCTTCTCGCGCTGGCGGACTGCGCCAATGACGAGGGTGGATGTTGGCCGTCCATGGCCTCTCTGGTCAATAAGTGCAGCAAGTCTGATCGCACGATTCAAGCCTGCATCAAAGCTCTGGTCGATAAGGGGCACATCGATCGCGACGAGAAGCCAGGTAAGGGCTGCTACTACACGGTGCACCCCCGAAGCGACTTCACCCCCGAAGCGACTTCACCCCCGAAGCGACTTCCGCTTACCCCCGAAGCCGCTTCGGACAAACCGTCAAGAACCTCCAATTCCTCAGAAGCTAAAGCTTCTTCGGATAAGGTCATTTTGCTGCCTGAGCATGTTTTGGATGAGTGGAGAAAGGTCGCTGACCGTTGCGGTCTCGCCAAGCCACGCAAGCTGGATGCGACACGGCTTCGCAAGCTGAGAGCGCGCATCAAGGAACACCCCATCGAAGACTGGTTCGAGGTGTTCGATGCCATCGAGCGAACACCCTGGATGCACGGCGACAACGATCGCGGATGGCGCGTCAACTTCGATTTCATCCTCGAACCATCGAAATTCAACAAGCTTCTGGAGGGAACGTATGAACGATCAAACGCCGTTCAGTAGGCGCGGAGAAGGCCCTAAGGGGATTAGCAAGTGGTCCTTGGTGGGTATCGGCCCGGAAGCCGAGCTTGGCCGGATGGAGCGTTACTGCGCTGAAATGAACTCCCGCGATCCGTATCGCCGGATGTGGTTCGTAGGCACGATGGAGGACGGTCGCCGCTTCGTGGACTGCCGCGACCGTAAAACCGGCGAGTTCGGCGCGCCTCGGCAGATCACCGGAAACCCGATCATCGATCGCGATGACCAGTGACCCCCGATCCCATCATAACCCGCTGCATACCCTCTGGAGAGCGTCAACCTGGATTGATGGCGATAAAGACGGGGAAGCATACCGAACTGGTGATCGCTGAATGTTCGGAAGAAGCGCAGGCAAAGCTTATCGCAGCCTACCATGCGAAAGATGCTGAGAGATTAGTAATCGAGAAGCTGAAGCGTAGGCCGGAAGTGATTGAGGGGGAGTTTGCGAAATGAGCGATATTGTTATGATCTGGATCGGCGGAGGATTGCTTACGCTGTTCTTGGCTGGGTTCAACCGGCCAATGAAACGGATGGCGCCCGCACCTTTCATAGACTGGTCCACACTCATTGTCTGGCCAATCCAGCTTCCTAGCGAGGTCGCAAGCTTTGGCGCGGCGGTTCGTCGCGGTTGGAAAGACTAGGCTGGTGGGCCCGTCGCAAATCGGCAGCCCGATAATCTTGGCACGACCTTCCAACGCACCCAATAACCAATCGGTTCAAACAATTACGCATGTGAAAGGAAAGTGAGATGAACAACCTGAGCTGGCTGCTTTACCTGGCAGACGTAACCGGAAGCGTTTCGACCGTTCTGAGCATTGCCGCCACCGTGAGCGGGGCCGCTTGCATTGTGCTTTTCATTTGGTCTGCCGTTCTTGCTGGATCGTCGCCGACTATCTGGTCATGGGACGACAAGGAAACCAAGATCGCTGCGCACAAGGCGGCAACGGCAAATTGCAAGAAGTATGGGTTTGTCACTCTGCGGGTGGCAATTCCAGCAGCTTTGGTCGCAAGCCTAATCCCATCGCAGAACACCGTCTACGCAATCGCCGCATCGCAGACGAGCGAACAGGTTCTCAAGAGCCAGACCGCCCAAAAGGCCGTGCAGGCGCTCAATCATTGGCTCGATAAGCAAATCTCGGACAGCAAATAATCCCATCTCACACACCGGGGGAATACCAATGAGCAAGGCGGACAAAATTGCACGGATGGCAGCCCGTCTTGCGACGGCTGGAGAGGTTCCACCACGTACCGAGCTTGAAGCGCGTGCGCGTGAACTGCGCGAGATCGCGGCCAATGAGGTTGAGCCGATCATACCGGCTATTGCGCTACAAAACGGTGACTATGCCAAGGAAGGTAACCGGACGCTTCGCAATCGCGGCGGTACACCTATTGCCCGCTGGCGCGGTGATAAGCGGCTGAGCGAGCCGCAGAACCTTGCAATCGACTATTGCATTCGCCTGTGGGAGCGGGCCGGGCGCCAATCGCTCACAATGGACCCCATGAAGGTTATCGGCCTTCCGCCATCGTCAGGCTGGTCTCAGCAAGAGGCGCTCGACGAGCTGGCACACTTCAAGAAGTCGATTCCGACCGCATACTGGAGCGTCTACGAGAATGTCTGCCGCTTTGACGAGCCGGCAGGAGTCGCGGGTTCCAAGCTGGCGACCAACAGCCGCTCTGCCGTGGACGCGGCCTTCACATGTGTCTGTTTCGTCGCGGATCTAATCGCCATGTGGAAGCGTTTCTGATCCATTCTCTATCAGGGCGCATTTTGTTCTTGCAATGGTGCGCATTTAAGTGTAAGGGAATGGATAGTGGTCGAAGTAGCGACCGCGAGAGATCATACGGCGCTCTTGCTTCACGGCTTGGGCGCTGTTTTCGTTTCAGGCGCAATTCCGCATGATAGCACTCAGACAAGCGGAATAGCGTATTAGTTTGCGCGTCCGATCCCTGCATACAGATTTCGGACAGCGCTCCCCTCCGACAACCCCGGCACGCTCCCACTCGTCACAACCATGTTGGCGAGCAGTCCGCGAGGTATCGGAGGGGACTTATTCAGGAGAGACGCATGGACGCGCTCCAGTTCGCCTACTGGCTGCAAGGCTATGCAGAGCTGACCAGCGAAGCGCCGACGCCCGAACAGTGGGCGAGCATCAAGGAGCATTTGGCGACTGTGTTCAAGAAGGTGACCCCGCCAGCGCCCGGCGACGTTTTGAAGAAGATCGGCGACCAGCACCGCTTGCCGAATATCAATCCCGGTGTTTTGCCGTGGCCGCAGCAGGTTCCGAATACGGGGACACCGTTCGGTAAGCCATGGACCATAGAATGCGGCGTTGCGGGTGGAGTTGCCCCGCAAACCTATTGCTGATGTCTGAAATAGTCGCAGACCTCCGCGACGATCTACTCCTCACATTCGGTAAGCTCGGCATCAAGGGCGATCAGGCTCAAGAGCTAGCCGACGAAACGCTCGCCACCATCAAGAGCTGGTGCGCCAAAGAACCTGTGAACGATAACGAGGCATGACCATGGCAAATAATAATGCCGGGAAATTGCCAGCCCACCTTGATCCCGAAAAGCACTTCAAACCTGGGCAGGTAGCGAACCCGCTAGGCAGACCCAAGGGCGCTCGGTCCAAGTTGGGTGAGGCATTCCTAGAGGACATGCTGTCCGACTGGGAAGAGCATGGCAAAGTCGTGATTGAGGCTGTCCGCGCTGACAAGCCCGATCAGTATCTCAAGGTGGTCGCCTCGATCCTACCCAAGGAATTGAACGTCAAGGTGAATGAACTTGATGACCTCACCGACGATCAGCTCGCCAGACAGTACGCGGCAATCGCAGCGAGCCTTGTTGCAGCAGGCATTGACCTTAGCGCAGGAAATGCAGCGCAGGGCGGCCCGGAACAAGCTGTCAGCGTACCGACCATACAATAAGCAGCGAGAGTTCCACGATGCTGGCAGGGAACACCGCGAGCGACTATTCATGGCCGGCAACCAATTGGGAAAGACCGTTGCTGGCTCAATGGAATGGGCCATGCACCTTACGGGTAAATACCCTGAGTGGTGGCAAGGGCGCCGGTTCGAGACACCTGGACGATTTTGGGCAGCCGGTGAATCTGGTGTTTCAACCCGAGATACGGTTCAAAAGCTTCTCGTAGGCCCTCCTGAGAAGGAGGAGGAGTGGGGAACGGGCGCCATTCCGTATAGGGATATCGTGGACACGCAGCGCGGTAGATCGGCTCCTGACGCGCTGGATAGCGTGGTCGTCAAGCATGTAGCTGGTGGTTCGTCCACGTTGCTGTTCAAGAGCTACGAGCAGGGCCGGGGCAAGTGGCAGGGCGATACGCTCAACGGGGTTTGGTTCGATGAAGAGCCGCCTAGCGATATCTATTCGGAAGGGCTGACCCGCACGAACGCGACAGGCGGGATCGTGATGCTCACCTTTACCCCGCTCAAGGGCATGTCGGAGGTGGTGCGCATGTTCCTCCAGACCAATGATTTGGAAGGGATGAAGGCGTGAGCAACACCATCATTCACCCGAAAGAGGCGGCTCGAGTTATATTGCGCGAACTGCGTCCCGTATTCGCGGTAGCACAAGCTCAGGCTGATCGGATTGGGAAAACCGTAACGATCGGCATCGGGATGGGCGACGTAAGGTTTGAGCCTTCAAAGTGACGCGCCACGTCACTCGGATGACGATTGACGACGCAGAGCATTACACCCCGGAAGAGCGCGCGGCTATCGTCGCAGCCTATCCGGAGCATGAGAGAGAGGCGCGGGCCAAGGGCATACCGCAGCTAGGTTCGGGCCGCGTGTTCCCGATTGGTGAAGACGCGATCAAGATCCCGGCATTCGTCATCCCCGACCATTGGCCGCAGATCGGCGGCATAGACTTCGGTTGGGATCACCCCACGGCAGCGGCAAGGCTGGCCTGGGACAAGGACGCAGACACGCTCTACGTCACGCACGTTTACGCGGCGCGCGAGCAAACGCCGCTGCATCATGCGGGCGCATTGAAACCTTGGGGAGACTGGCTCCCGTGGGCATGGCCGCACGATGGCTTGCAGCACGACAAGGGCTCGGGCGAAGCGCTCAAGGATCAATACAAGAAGCACGGGCTCAACATGCTGCCCGAGAAGGCCACACACCCTGACGGGGGCAACGGCGTCGAGGCAGGCATTCAAGACATGCTGGAGCGCATGGCGACAGGGCGTTTCAAGGTGTTCGACCACCTGGAGCCGTGGTTTGAGGAATTTCGCCAGTATCACCGCGTGGATGGGCTGATCGTCAAGGAGTTTGACGATCGCATATCGGCCACGCGCTACGCCGTGATGATGCGGCGCTTCGCCAAGCTGGCAACGAAGAAGACACCCAAGCTCGGCCTGCAAGGTCCGCGCAACCCCATGATGATGCCCGGAGGATGGATGCGATGAGGGCAACTCACGTTGACTACATGCATCCCGGCCACCTTCGCGTGGAGACTGGCGAGACATATCCGGCATGGAGCATTGGTCGCGGCTTTCACCGCAAGGACGCTCTGTGCGTTGGCCCTAGCTCATCCATGTACGGCAAGCTCAAGCGCGCCGGACTGCCGAAGTGGGAGGGTGATGCTTAATGGCTGACACCTCCAAGCCCGACATCGTTCAGGAAGGCAAAGACCGCTTCAAGCGCTGTCAGGATTGGGAAGCGGAGGCACGCAAGCGCTTTGTTGCCGATCGCAAGTTCGCCAACGCGGACAGCGACAATATGTGGCAGTGGGATGATCGGATTGCGGGCGACCGCATCCGCGACAACCGCCCCATGCTGACGATCAACAAGACGCAGCAGCATAATATCCAGATCATCAACGACGCCAAGAAGAACAAGCCGGAAATCCGCATTCGACCTGTTGGTGACGGTGCGACCTATGACTCCGCGCAGGTGTTCCAGAGCGTCGCGCGGCATATCGAGTACATCTCGAACGCGCAGACGGTCTATGACCGCGCCACGACGTTCCAGGTCGAGGGCGGCATTGGGTACTGGCGCGTCGTCACGGACTATGCGGACAGCGAGAGCCTGGATCAGGAGATATTTCTCCGCGCGATCAAGGATCCGATGGCGGTCTATCTCGATCCGGACATCAACGAGGCTGACGGTTCCGACGCGCGCTTCGGGTTCATCTTCGATGACGTGCCGACCGACAAGTTCAAGGCGAAATACCCGCGCTACAAAGACAGTCTGCCTACCCAAACGCTGAACAACGGCGACGATTGGGTCAACGAAGAGCATGTTCGTGTCGCGGAATATTATCGCCGGCTTGAAAAGCGTGACCAGCTTGTGTCCTGGGTCGATGACCAGGGGCAGCGCCAGCAGTCCAAGGCGTCCAAACTCGGCAAGGAAGTCGTGGCTCAGCTTCAGGCTGATGAAAGCTCGGATTTCCGAGCGCGCGACATCACCGAAGACGTGATCGAATGGTATCTGATCGCTGGCGACAAGATTGTCGAAAAGTCGATCTGGCCGGGCAAATACATTCCCATCGTCCGCGTGATCGGTGTTGAAACCATCATCGACGGCAAGCTAGACCGCAAGGGCCACACGCGGGCCATGAAAGATCCGCAGCGCCAGTACAACTATTGGACCAGCTCGGCTGCTGAGCAGGTCGCGTTGCAGGGCAAGAGCCCCTACGTCGCGCCGCTGCGTGCTATCGAGGGGCTGGAGAATTATTGGGAGAACGCGAACACCGAGAATTTCTCTGTGCTCCCGTACAATGACGTGGACGACACGTCGAACCCAATTGCGCCCCCGCAACGCTCTGTCCCTGCCGTCATGGCGCCCGCCTACGTGCAGGGCATGCAGATCACCCGTCAGGAATTGATGGAGGTATCGGGGCAGTATGAAGCTGAGATGGGTGCGCCTTCGAATGAGCGCTCTGGTGTCGCTATCGAGGCCCGCCAGCGTCAAGGCGACACGGCAACATATCACTTCATCGATAATCTGGCCGTCGCGATCCGCTTCACCGGCAAGATCCTGATCGACCTTATCCCCAAGATATACGACACGCCCCGCATCGTCCGCTTGCTGGCATCCGATGGCTCGATCGACATGGACAGTGAACCCGTCCAGATCGACCCGCAAGCCAAGCAGGCCTATGTCGAGCAGATCAACCATGAACAGCAGGTTGTCGCCCGCATCTTCAACCCGAACGTGGGCAAGTATGACGTACAGGCGGACATCGGCCCAGACTTCGCCACCCGCCGTCAGGAGACGTTCAACGCCCTGATGCAATTGGTGCAGGAGGATAGCGCCCTTCTCCCGCTGGTGGGCGACATTCTATTCCGTGCGGCCGACTTCGCTATGGCGGATGAGGTCGCAGAGCGGCTTCGCAACATGGTCCCCGAACAGGCTCTTGGTGGTCCGTCGCCGCAGACGCAGGAAATGCAGGCTCAGATGGGCCAGCTGCAGAATGCGCTTCAAAACGCGGTCGAGGCGCTTGCTGACGCCAAGAAGCGCGAGAGTGTCGATCAATACAAGGCCGAAACCGATCGCATGAAGATGGGTGTGGACGTGGACCCGCTGGTCCTTGTCCCGGTCATTCGTCAGGCGGTCATGGAGGCCATCGGACAGCAATTGCCAAGCGGCATCCCCGTGGTCGGGCAGGCCACAATTCCACCCGAACCACCGGCTGAAAAAGAAGCCGCTTAGGAGTAACCCCTATGCCTCGTTACCTTGGCGTACTTTCGGCGCATCCGGAAGTCGATAAGCTTACTGTGTTCCAATATATCTACCGCAGCTGTGCAAATGGCCTGACCGCCCTTGCTGGCGGTGGCCAGACGGGTGCGACCAACCTCACCGGCCAACTCAACCGCGTGACCACTGTCGCGACGGCTGCGGATTCGGTGCAGCTCCCCACGGCCAAGGCTGGGATGCAGATTTTCGTCAAGAACACGTCGGCAAACAGCCTCAACGTGTTCCCGTACAGCGGCGATGCGATCAACGCGCTTTCGGCCAATGCCGCATATGCGCTGGCGACCGTCAAGGCGGCTCTCTTCGTGTGCTGCGTCGATGGGACGTGGGACACCATCCTTACCGCTTAAGGAGGGCTAGATGGCCGGCAATGACCCCTATAAGCGCACGCAAGGTCCGTGGCCTGCGAAGTACGCGTCTGACCCGGCTCGCATGGCTGCGGCCGTCACGACTAGCGACAGCGCCGATCTCGCCAATGTGGCCGTATCGCTCTACGTGGGCGTGACGGGCGATGTTGTTGTTACCCTGGCTGATCAGACTGACGGCCAGAGCGTCACTTTCAAGGCGCATCCTGTTGGCTACCTGGTTTGTCAGGTAAAGCGGGTGTGGGCCACCGGCACGACCGCAACCAACATTCTGGCGCTCTACTAAGTTTCCCCTCGATCTGAGGGCAAAGCTCACCCGTGGGCATACGCGGGGCTAAAATCTCCATAGGACATCTATGAGCGAGGAAATCGAGGTCACGCAGGCCTTGCCGGAAGGCGAAACTGTGCCTGAAACGCCCGCAACCGAACAAGCTCCCGAGACGGGCACGGAGCAGACACCCGAAGAGCAGGAAGAAGAAGCCCCTAAGCCAAAGCATAAGCCTTGGTTCCAGGAGCGCATCGACCAGCTCACGCGGGAAAAGTACGACGCGATCCGCGCGCGAGAAGCAGTCGAGGCCCGCCTAACGGAAGCCCTCGCCAATCCCGATGCGGCACCGACCAAAACGCCTGATCTCGACACGCTCGCCGCCGCAAAGGCACGGGAGATTGTCGAGACCCAGCAGTTCAACGCCAAATGCGATGAAATCTATTCTTCGGGTAAATCCGAGTTCGATGATTTTGACGACACGCTCGGCAATTTCAAGATGCTCGGTGGTCTGACGCCTACTCTATTGGAGGCCGTCACCCAGTTGCCCGATGCGCACAAAGTGCTTCATTCGCTTGGCCAGAACATGGACGAAGCCGCCCGTATTCTCAGCCTGCCGCCCGTACCCATGGCATTGGCTCTCGCTAAGCTCTCCCAAGGGCCTGCGAAGCCGAAGCCTGTCAGCAAAGCGCCACCCCCGATCAAGCCCATTGATGGCACGCCAACTGGTGAGAAGTCACCGGAAGACATGGACATGGATGAGTGGATCAAGTGGCGTGAAGGCGAGCTTAAAAAGCAAGCCTGATCCGTAAACCCTGAATGCAACGTCGGATGACGTGGCGTTCCCTGTGCCTCGCGAGAGGCCCGATGGAGCCTTTTTCTAATGTCCAACTCGCTTCTTACGATCGATATGATCACCCGCGAGGCTGTTCGTCTGTGGAAGAACAGCAACGCATTCTTGCAGAACATCGACCGCCAGTATGACGACCAGTTCGCTCGCGGCGGGTCGAAGATCGGCACCACCCTGCGCATCCGCCTGCCCAACGACTTCACGGTCCGTTCGGGTGCGGCGGCGTCTCCCCAGGACACGACCGAGCAGAAGACGACCCTCACCGTCGCCACCCAGAAGGGCGTGGACGTGCAGTTCTCGTCGGCTGAGCGCGCACTGTCCCTGGACGACTACAGCAAGCGCATCCTTGCTCCGGCGATTAACAACCTCGCTGGCGCTGTTGCCGCCGACATTATCTCGGGCTGCGAAGCCATCCCGAACTTCGTGTCGAAGGTCGATGGCAACGGCAAGGTGACGACTCCGGATGCCTCGACCTGGCTGACGGCTGGCGCATACCTCGACAAGATGTCGGCACCGCGTGCTGATCGCAAGATCATCCTCGATCCGCTGACCCAGGCGCGCACCGTGGGCAGCTTGGCAGGCTTGTTCAACCCGGCGTCGGGTATTTCGAAGCAGTACGCCTCGGGCCAGATGCAGAACGCGCTCGGCTTCGACTGGCTGATGGACCAGACGGTTCCGACGCACACCACGGGCGCCTACGGCACCTTGGGTACTGTCAACGGCGCGAGCCAGACCGGCAGCACCGTTACGGTTTCAGCCCTGAACGGCCCGCTGAAGAAGGGTGACATCATCACCTTTGCGGGTTCGAACAGCGTCAACCGCATCACGAAGGTGGACTCGGGCCAGCTCGCGCAGTTCGTCGTTACCGCCGACGTGGCGGCTTCGGCGACCTCGATCCCGATCTATCCGGCGATCGTGGTTGCTCCGGCCGCCTATGCGACTGTGACCGCTTCCCCGACCAACTCGGGTGCCATCACCGTCGTGACCAAGGCGAGCGAGGTCTATCGCAAGAACTTCGTCATGCTGCCCCAGGCTGCAACGATGGTCACTGCCGACCTTGAACTGCCGCGTGGCGTTCACGAAGCGGCCCGTGCGACTTTGGACGGCACGTCCATGCGCATGGTCACCGCCTACAACGTCTCGACCGACCAGTTCATCACCCGTCTGGACATCCTGTACGGTTCGCTCTGGGTTCGCCCGGAATGGGCCTGCGTGGTTCCCGACGTTCTCTAATCCCCAACCTCGGGGCGGGCTTCGGCTCGCCCCAACCTTTTGCGGGAGGCGATGATGCTGGTTCGCGATTTCATCACCCTCGCGCTGAAAAATTCAGGCGTCTTGGGCACGGGGCAGACCCCGGGCAACGAGATGACCAACACGGCATTCCAGACCGCAAACGCCATGATCGGCCAATGGGCGGCAAAGCGCTGGCTGGTCTATCATCTGGTCAATATCACCAAGACGTGCACGGGCGCGGTGTCCTACACTATCGGCCCTAGCGGAGACTATAACTGCGCTGTTCGGCCTACTTCGATCGAGGCGGCCTTCGTAAGCCAGAATCTTGGAACACCCCAGCAGATCGATACGCCTTTGGAGATCCTTCAGTCCCGCGAGGACTATAACCGGATTGCCATGAAGCAGTTGGTGTCGTTCCCCTATTATCTCTATTACGACAACAGCTTCCCGCTCGGCACGCTCTATCCTTGGCCCGCGCCAAACGCCACTCTGTACGGGCTCACCGTGACGATCAAGATGGTGCTGCCGGCGTTCGTCAACCTGTCCGACGATATCAATCTGCCGGCCGAGTATCAGGAAGCGCTGATCTACAACCTAGCGGTTCGCATTCGCGCGCTCTACCAGATGCCGCCCGATCCCGCGATTATCGCGCTTGCCAAGTCGGCGCTCAATACGGTGCGCAACGCCAACGCCCAGGTTCCCCGGCTTCAGATGCCCTTGGGGATGGCTCGCAATGGCCGTTACAATGTCTATTCGGACCAGGGTTACTGATGGTGCAGGTTCCGCTCAACTACGGCGCTTATGTCGCCCGTAGCATCACGGCGGACGATCAGCGCTGCGTAAACCTATTCCTTGAGCCGTCTCCCGGTGGCTCGCCCTTCCCGACCTCGCATTATCCGGCACCTGGGCTGACCGGATTGGCTGTCGCCCCCACAACCGGTTGCCGCTGCCTCTACACCGCGAGCAATGGCGCGCTCTACGGCGTCTATGGCTCTACGGTCTATTATATCGACCGCTCCTGGAGTTTCACGACGCTGGGGACAATCAATCCCGGCGATACGCCAGTTTCGATGCGGGATAACGGCTTTGAAGTCCTGATTGTGGATGGATCATCCTCGGGCTGGGTGATCGAGCTTGGGGCTAACACATTCTCGACCGTCACGGACCCGAATTTCTACGGCGGCACGCGGGTTGACGTGTGCGACACCTACTTCGTCCTAAACCGCCCCGGCACGAACAACTGGTATATCTCACTCACCAATCAGGTCGCGTTCGACGCTTTGGATATTGCCTCCAAAACTGGCAAGCCTGACCCAATTTCCACCGTTATCGTGATGCACAACGAGCCGTGGACACTCGGAACCCAAACCAGTCAGGTCTGGTATGATGCGGGGGCCGCAGACTTTACGTTTGCCTCGATGCCTGGCGTATTCATCGAGCAGGGCTGTGTCGCTCCTCACTCCGCCGCGAAGTATGACCTTAGCATCTATTGGCTGTCTCAAAACGAGCAGGGCCAGAACATAATCATGCGCGGCAACAGCTATGCCGCAGAGCGCATTTCAACCTTTGCCATTGAGGCGGAAATATCGAAGTATGGCGACGTTTCGGACGCCATAGGGTTCTGCTTCCAGATCGGCGGACACGCTTTCTACCAACTGACCTTCCCAAGCGCCGACAAAACCTGGGTATGGGACGAGGCCACCAAATTCTGGCATGAGCGGGTCTGGATCGACACCAACGGTCAATGGCACCGCCACCGGGCAAACGCCTGCGCTTTCGCCTATGGGGTGAACGTCTGCGGCGATTGGGAGACGGGCGACCTCTACGCGCTCGATCTGGAAACCTACACCGACAACGGCAACCCGATCCTCTATCTGCGCACCTTCCCGCACATGGTGAAGGACAGCAAGCGCGTCACCTATCAGCGCTTCGTGATCGACATGGAGGTGGGAACGCTTGAGGGATCGACCCCGGATAACCCGCCCATGGTTTCACTGCGCTGGTCTGATGATCGCGGGGCGACCTTTGGCGATGCGGTGCAAATGCCAATGGGTGCCGCAGGGCAATACGATACCTCGATCCAATATTGGGGGCTCGGCATGGCGCGAGACCGCGTGTTTGAGGTGAGCTGGTCTGCCCCCGTGCGGACTGCCCTCAACGGTGGCTGGCTTGACGTGATCCCGCACGGCACATGACCGACAAGTACATCGCCCCGTACATTCCGTTTGCGATGGTAAGTCCGCAGACGGGTATGCCCACGGCGCAGTTTCAGGCGTTCTGGAAAAGCGGGCTGGAGAATGCGGTTGCGGCGGCAGAAGCTGCCGCAGCAGCCCAAGCCACGGCCACCGCAGCACAATCGACTGCCACAACAGCTCAAAGCACGGCTGTAGCGGCAAATAACAATGCGAACACCCGTCAGCCAGCCTCGACCAGCCTGACGGCCCTATCTGCCTTGAGCGGGACGGGCCTTGTCGAACAGACAGGTCCAGACGCCTTTACCGATCGACCAATTGGAACCGGTGGCTCTACCAGCATTCCGACATTAGGCGATGCGGATGGGCGCTATGTCCGGCAGGGCCAAACGAGCCAGCCCAGCTATTCGAGTTACGGCGGCCAAACGATCAGCAACCCGCCGACGCAGGCTCAAGTTCAGGCTACCGACGATGCGGTGAAAGCCGCGTCAGCTGCAATCGCCTCCATCATCAGCAAGCTCCACTCGATAGGCGCGTTCAGTTGATCGAGCGGTCATTTGACGCCGCCCGTATCAACGCCTTGGTCAACGATCCCACGATCCGCCCTTACATCGGCGGAGACATTACGCAGCCTCTGGATCTGACCGGGGCTGTCGTTGACCGGAACGTCTTTCTCTTGGGCGAGCATGGCGGGTTCGCCGTCACTTGGTGCGCTCCCGGTATTTACGAGGTTCACACGTTCATTCTGCCGGGGGGCAGAGGATTGTGGGCCATCAGGGCGGCTCGCAAGGGCTTTGCGATCATGCGTGATGAGTATGGCGCTGAACGCATTTGGACACGGGTGGAAGAAACACAGGCCAACGTTCGGGCTTTCACACTGGCGGTGGGGTTCAAGCCGGTCGGGGCAATGCCATTCGATTTAGGTGCGGGGAACAAGATGTATCAGCTTTATGAGTGGAGGGCCTGATGCCCGCAGCAGCAATTCCTCTTGGCGGGGCCATTCTTGGCGCTGCCGGTATTACCGCTGTTGCAGGCCTTGGGGGTACCGCTCTGGGAGCGAGCGCTCAGAAGAAAGCAGCGCAGACCGCAAGCAATACGCAACTCCAGATGCAAGCGCAGACCCGCGCCGATCTGGCGCCGTTTCGATCGGCGGGCGTCGATGCGACCAATCAACTAATGTCACGAATGGGTGAATTTACCTCCCCGTTCAGCATGACGCAGGCTCAGCTTGAAGCAACCCCAGGCTATCAGTTTGACCTGTCGCAAGGCCTAAAATCGACAAACAACGCTCTTGGCGCACGCGGACTGCTTAACTCAGGTGCGGTGATGAAGGGGGCCGCCAGCTACGCAACCGGGCTCGCCGATAACACCTATATGAATCAATTCAATATGGACCAGACCCAGAAGACCAACAACTACAATCGTCTGTTGCAGGCATCGCAGCTTGGGGAGAATGCGGCGGCACAGACCGGGGCGTACGGCACGCAGGCGGCCTCTCAGGTTGGACAAAATACAATTGGTGCGGGCAATGCTGCCGCCGCTGCCTACATGGGCGGCGCCAATGCAATCGGCACGGCGGCCAGCAGCGTGCCGCAGGCCCTCCTCGCCAATCGCCTGCTATCCGGAATCTATGGCAACTCCGGCGGTTCGGCAGGGCTGCCAAACTATAATATCGATCCCAATTACGCGCCTGCCAGCGTTCAGGCAGTGGGGAGCTACTGATGCCCGTAGATACCTCCATGTATGCTCCACACCCGCAACAGAACCCGCTGGAAATGCTTTCCGGTATGGCGGGAGTTGCTCAACAGCTTCAGGGCGCGCAACGCCTTGGCCTTGAAAATGTCGATTTGCAGCGCACTATGGCGGCGCATCAAGCGGTCGGACAGGCCGCGCAGGCGGCAACCGATCCGACTTCCGGTGAGGTAGATCCCGCAAAGTTCATGGCCGGTGTCGCCGGCAATCCAGACGCTGCCTATGGTGCGGTCGATGCACAGCAGCAGGCATTGGCGATGCGCAATGCGCAGCTTGCTCAGGCCCATGAGCAGTACAGCGTACTAAACGGCTCTATCTCGGCGTTGCTTGCCAAGCCGGGCGTCTCATCGAAAGACGTGACCAACCAGGTCGGGACACTTGTCGCCTCTGGCGTTCTTACACCCAAGGTTGCAGCTTCGGAACTGGCTTCTATGCCGACCGACCCGGCCCAGCTCACACCTTGGCTTCGCCAACACCTTGCGCGCGGTCTTGACGCACAGGGCCAGATCGCAGCCATCATCGGTAATCCTCAGGCCGTGGATACCGGCCCGAACGTCTCGTTCGTCCGTGCGCCTTCTATGGGCCAACTGCCAGGACCGATCGCCAAAGGGCTTTCGCCGGAGGCTGCCGCCAGCCCGGTTGCTGGGCCGACCGAAAACGGCGCCCCCACCACGGTTCCCCTCGGCCAGCGCGCAGGCATGGGTATCGTCAAGACCGGCATTACCCCTGCCGAGGGTGCCGCACAGGGCACGATGGGCGCTGGCGTGGCGCAGGATGCCCTTGCATTCGAGAATGCCGCCCGCACAGCCCCGGATATGTCGGCGGCGCTCAAGAACATGACTGGCGACCTGTCCCAGCTTGCTACGGGCCCAGGATCGCACAACCGCAACGCCTTCGTCGCAGCGGTCAACAGCTTCCTCGGCACGCATTACGACGCGGAAAAGGTTGCCACCCAGGAAGGCTTCGACAAACTCGCCGCTCAGGTTTCGGCCCGTCAGCGTCAGATGCTCGGCATGTCCAACACGGACGCCCAGACCAACATCATGGCTGGCGCGTCTCCCGGCAGCCAGCTTTCGAAGCTCGGCAACGCCAATCAGATCGCGATCATCAAGGGCAACAACGACGCTCTTGCCGCCGAGAATCGCGCCTGGGAAGCCTACAAGGCATCGGGCAAGGGGGCGGAGACCTTCCACCAGTTCACCACCGTATTCAACAAGCACGTCGATCCGCTGGTGTTCCAGATGCAGTACATGACCGACGCGCAGAAAAAGTCGCTGGTTGGTGCGATGTCTCAGGCCGAAAAGGACCGTCTGGCGCAGAGCTTGGCCTTTGCCCGTCATAACGGCTTGCTACAGCAGTGAGCCAGCTAGGCGTCGATGATCTCGTATCGATCGCCACCCGTGATCCGCGCGTCCGTGTCACAAGCACCTACCGCGATCCGGAGCATAATGCCGAGGTAAACGGAGTCCCGAACAGCCAGCACATCAAGGGAACAGCGATCGATTTCGTCGCTCCCGGCATGTCGCTGAAAGAAGCCCAGGCCATGTTCCCGGGCGAGACTGTCATCTATCACAATGCCGGGTCCGGCTACCATTTCCATGTGCAAGGGAGCGGCATGAGCAAACCCGATGACGATCTTGCCGCGATGGGCTTCGGCAAGCCACAGACGACGGATACGCCAGACCTTGCTTCGGCTGGCCTGTCCGACACTCCGGACGCTGAGCTGAAAAAGGCCCGTGATGATCTACAGGCCCTGACGACCACGGTTACCCCTGCCGCGTCCAAGATGACCAAGGACGTCAATGGGATCATTGACCATGGCATCAAGGCTGGAGCGACCCGCGATGACATCAAGCACGCGGTCTATGCCTATCAGGCTGCAAACGGGATCGACCCGACCAAGACCCAGGGCATCGATGATTATATCGATTATCGCCAGAACGGCGGTAAGGGAGCGGCTCCGGTTCTGAACACTCAACAGATCAAGGTTGTGCCGCAGAACTTCGGCCAGCGCGCCCTTTCAGGCCTAAAGCAAGGCGTGGAGGACGTTGACTCCACGTTCGATCCCATGGCGAAAGCTATCGCGCGCCAAGTCCCGCTTCTCGATACCCTGAGCAACAAGCTTGGCATGGCGACCACCGACC